GTGCATCACCGCGATCCTCACATGTTCTTACTAAGTGTGTTGTAAGGCCCTCTTGCGTTTGTCCCGGGATAGAGAGAAGGTTCATCTCTACAACCTCTGGATCTGCAACTGAGTCAATGGCGCGCTTAACTGAGAAGAAAGCGTAGCTGTTGTCTTCACCTGGGGTTGAAGGCATTCTTGCAGCTGAGAATGGATCCATCTCCTGAATGTCTGTTCCGTCGAATCCACCGAAAACCGGGACAGTGAATCGATCGAAGCCCTGGTCGAGAACTCCGGAAACCGCGCCGAATACGAATGTTAATGAGTTTGTGGCGTGTGAGCCAGTGGAGTATGTTCCAAGTGTTCCGGAAACATCGTCCAATGTGAACGTTGGGGACAGATCCGATCGCGTAGCGGAGGACGAGGCCCATGTACCAACCAATCCGCCGCGTGGAGAAAGAAGATCCACAGTAGATGGAGAGAACACAGTGCTTCCAACTGTCTTAGTAGTCTGGAAACCGAAGTATGCATCGGTTGGGTTCTGTAGGTTACCCTGTCGTGCCGTTCCTCGTAAAACTGGTCGTGGGTAAGCGACTTGGAATCGAATATCGTTTGCCGCGATCGCTTCTGCTGATGCAGATACCAAGAAGACGCTACCACTTGTGTATGATGTGATGGCAGATCCTGCGCCGTCGCCAGCAAGGTTTGGCTCAGAGCCTGATACCCAGAAACCAGTAGAGGTTCCTTCAAGAACATCTTCATCACTGTATTTAGCAATACCTTGGAATCCGAATGGAAGCAATGATGGGTTAGTAAAACCAGCATCAACATCAGAGTTAACCGAAACATAGAAATAGTTGGAGTTGTTGGCGTAGTTACCCTCCTCATAGTATCGTCGGTCGGTCGTGTCCCAAACCAATCGCTTGTCGCCAATCTTGCGAGCAATGTAGTTAAGCGAGTTAGGGTTAAGGTTACAGTTATCAAACTGCTCAATAACCTGAACAACGTTATCGCTATCTCGAACACTTCTAACCACAACAGAGAATGTACCGTACGGATCGTCGTTGTTTGTAGAGCGCTTGATATCCTGAATTGAAATCTTTAGGTTCTTGTGTGACCATGCGCCAGCTTCACCTCGCGCAATAAACTGGAAAAGGTTGACTGGAACATCTGTTGGCGAAAGTCGGCAACTGATAATCTGTGGTGTTCTAGCAGCCTGTAGTTCATACTTGAAGTCATCGCCTTCGGAAGTACCATTAATTCTCACCAAAGCAGCGAAAAGTGTTGAAGAGTCGGCCTGTAGAACGTCTGCGTTGTCCAAGTGACGATCGAATGTCTCACCCAAGAAGTAGTTCTTGGAAACAGCCGAAATGCTTGAGTTAAGCAGCTGCGGGTTTGTGTTGAGGGCCTTACGAATGTACTTTGAGTCGCCTTCTGTAAAGTTAAACACGATCTCCTCAGAGGCAGTACCACCGTCTAGATCATTGTTCTGTACAAGAAGCTTAAACTCTCTAGCGGAAGCGTTTGTCGATTGAACAATAACATCTGTACCACTGACAGGAACAGCTGTTGTAAAGGCACCGGCATCATGAACAGCCAAAAGATTTCCGGACAACTTAAGATCATAGTTGTTCTGAGAGTAAAGAATGGCTCCTAGGGCACCGGTCAATACGGTGTTACCGGCCTCTGAACTGGTCTGGAACATCACAAGACCGTATGCTCGACCATTTGTAAGATCCCAGCCTGCCTCGTCGGCGCCGGTCTGGTCATCGCTGGAAACATTGTCAGATTCTGCACCAAGCAGGCGAACGAAAGTTAAAGGAGAACTGTTTCGAAGATAAGCCTGCGCAGCATAAGCACCGTAAGTTGTGGCAGTTGTTGAGTTGCCCTGGCGCCAGATGTCGCCGCCGCCGTTACCAGCATCCGGGGTGCCGAAGATATTTACGAACTCTTCAAAAGAGTTAACCGTTGTGGGGCGTAGAGCCGGTCCTTTTTCTGCTCTACCAATAATAACTGGCCCAATACCTGCTGGGGTAGCAGGAAGCTGAGAGTTGTCGATCTCATTAACGAAAACCCCCGGGGATACAAATCTGAAATTTTTAACTGACATTCGTTCGGTTCTCCTACATTGCGAAAATGTTCAAAGTAAATAGTATCTTTATTTATGAATAGTATTATTCTCTATAAAATCCATCTTTTATGTTTTCGGGTAGATCGCCCACGATTGTTCTTTCTCTGCCAATCTTAAATTCAACAGCATTTTCACGCTTTACAACCTTTGGTTTTTCTTGATTTTCGCCTTCACCAATCAAGTAACCCATTACTTCTATATTGATATCTGTTTCATAGTTACGTTGCTCCATGCCAAGATTAGCTTGATTGGAGTTATTGGCAAAACCACCATCAATAAACACCTCATAAGCATGACCTTCGTTCTCGATCCGCTTTGGCATTCTTGAGTTACCTGGAATCGTTAAGAAAGGGCGAATAAGTTCATTCATCTGTTGCTGATACTCTGTACGAATAGAAACTTGATATATCACTTTTACCCAAACTGGCAACGGGATCGTTATCGTTTCATAAACTGTCTTAGCAGTAGACATATTACGTTTATTGGTGTTGGTCATCTTCCCATAAACTTTATGGTTTGGTCCCACTCTTCTGCTAGCAACAGCATTTTGAAACTCTGCTGTCTTTTTTTGGTTAATCTTTCTGGCAATGGTGATCGTACCACCTTTTTCATCATTAACCGGATAAAGATTCGCGTAAACTGTGCCTCTATAATCTGGTTCTTTAGTCACGCTGACTCTATTAACTGTAATCAATGGCAGAATTAAAGTTTCTTCTTTGTCTCTCAGATCTTTGTTGTGCTTAATTTGAAAGGCTCGTTCAGCTGTAACCCATAGAACGGGAACTTTTTTGAAGCCATCGTTTGTTGTAGTGAAAAGATTAAGTTCTTCATCAACAAAACGTAACATTGCACCATCAATAGTTTCCAATGAAGATGGCTGAAACTCAATCTCATGAAGATGCTCAGCAACTTGCTTATCGCCAATGTAATCATACTTATTAGCTTTCTTATTTTGGATCTGACGTTGTGTTCTTTTGCTACGTGACATTTAATTACCCTACGTAAATGCCGGCTGGAATGTTTTCAAGAACCTTTCTACCAGAGTCTTGCATTGTAGAATCGACAGCAGCCAACTTATCGTATGTTGTGTCCTCAAGAATAGTTTTAAGTTCATCTCTCAACTGATCCATTTCAGTTCTGGCTTGCGAAAGAAGCTCACCCGCGTTAAGAGTTACTGATTCTCCTGGGATTGGAACAGAGGAGAACTTACCTCTTACTTGTCCCAAAATCTCTTTTGTTAATGCCAATGCAAATCTACGAATCCATTGCTTACCTATGGCATTAATGTTTTCGTATGGAATGTTCTCAAATGGAAGCGTGTTAATGTTGTTAACGCCTTCCGCTCCATTATCTATTCCTGGCTGGTTGTCCCAAGGATCATATTGGTTGTTAATTGTAAACTGAACCCAGAACTTTTCTGGGGATGTTGCGTCAGGCTTTGGGAAAATTCTTAACTTGTTATCGTGAATTTCGTAAGAGTAATGTGAAACTCTTGTCCAAAGCGCATCTTCATAAGCCATTGCTTGAAGTTTGTTCTGCCAAGTTGGGACAATCTCAAATGTAGAATCGTCAGCGTACTGTCCGTAAGTTCTTAAGTTACCAACAACAGAGAAACCGCCGTAGTAACCATAGAATCTCCACATTGCTCGTGGGGTCTTGAAGAATACTTTTCTGATAGTTACTCTTTTGTCTCCGACCTGTTGGTAGAAAGGAGATGCAGTATCAGTTGCAGAAGTTCCAGAGATGATTGTTTGTAAATCGTAATCTTGCTGATTAGCTACTCTATTCACTGACGCTGAATATATTGGTGTCGTGCCGCCAAAGCCAGCTTCTGTTGCAAGACCTTCAGAGATTCTACGAACATAACCATAATCAAATCTTGGATAACGCAAAGCAATGTTAGAGCCAGACAAAGAACTGCCTGATACGATCTGACCATCCTGATCGAAGGATCCTGTTGTTGCTCCAAGATAAGATGAAAGCGAGTTCTTTGTTTGGAATAGATTGACCAAATAAGAGTATTCTAAAACTGCTTCTTCATAGGCAGCATAAACGTTTCCTTCTGCTAACTCGATATCTAAAACATCGCCACCCAACTTCTTGTAAGTATAAGCAACTTGATCAGCAGCACCTGATAGAAAAGCGTTTGATGTAGCGTAAATACCAAAAGGTAATGTTGTCGCAACGTTGCCTGCTGCTCCCGTAACCGGAAGTATATTTGCATTTGAAGTTGATGCTGGGTTTAGATTTGGAATTGCCATAGAAGAATCCTCGTTTTGCTCTATTAATAAATAGAAAGCCCCGCCTCAAAAGAGGCAGGGCTTTCATTATTTTGACCTTAAGTCAGGCTAGATTAGCTTTCAAGACCTCGGCAGATGACCAAGCCGTACATGTCTGGACGGACCATCTTCTTGGCGTAACGGGTCATGACACCCTTACGAGGTACGAAGTCCTCTACACCGAAGATTGTTGGTGTGGTCTGTAGTGGCACGTAAGGTGCGTATACATAGCCGCTCTCAAGGAAGCTGGAACC